ATTATGAATGTGCGAGTGATGGTCATTTTAGTCTGGCTACTCCTGTGTTGGCAGGTCTTGGAACAACCACTAAGCAATTTAGTTCGTGTGTGCTTATTAGCAGTGACGACACATTAGACAGTATCTTTGCCGCAGGCGAAATGATGGCCAAATATGCCTCAAAACGAGCCGGAATTGGCCTCGAAATAGGCCGTATTCGACCATTAGGCGCCCCAATTCGCAACGGGGAAATCAAACATACGGGCTTGATACCCTTTCTAAAGAAATGGTTTGCTGATCTAAGATCATGCTCGCAAGGTGGTATTCGTAATGCAAGTTGTACTGTTACATTTCCTATCTGGCATTATCAGTTCGAAGATTTAATTGTTCTTAAAAATAATCAAGGTACAGAGGAAACTCGTGTACGTCAAATGGATTATTCTGTGGTAGTAAACAAGATGTTCTGGAACCGCTACAAGAATGGCGGTAGCATTACATTGTTTGATCCAGCAGAAGTTCCGGATCTATACGAAGCATATTATAGAGACTCTGCAGAATTTGAAAAACTGTATGTACAGTATGAGCAAGATAAAAACATTAAGAAAAAAAGCCTATCGGCAGATGAGATATTCAAAAATGGAATCCTTAAAGAAAGGACTGATACGGGGCGCATATATCTTGTCAATATCGACAACGTCATCAATCAAGGTCCTTTTGATACAAAAACAGATCCAATATATCAATCCAATCTATGCCAAGAGATACTTTTACCCACCCGCCCTTTCCAGAGAATTGAAGATCCAGAGGGACGCATTGCTCTTTGCACTCTTGGGTCAATCAACTGGGGAGCATTCAAAAATCCCCAAGAGATGAGAAAGGCCTGCCGAGTATTAGTAAGAAGTCTAAGCAATTTGTTGCAGTATCAAGATTTCTTAAGTATCCAAAGTAAACTAGCCAATGAAGATTTTGAGCCCTTGGGTGTTGGTATTACTAATCTGGCCTATTGGCATGCTCGCCGTAATTTAAAATACGGTGATGAAAATTCATTGTCAGAAGTCAAGCGTTGGATCGAACATCAGGCCTACTATCTAACCGAGGCCACTGTTGAGCTGGCACAGGAGCGTGGTGCTTGCAACCGCAGTGAACATACTTATTATGGTCGAGGCACATTCCCCTGGGAGCGTAGATCAGAAGGTGTTAATGAACTTACTGATTTTACCCCTAGCCTAGATTGGGAACCACTACGTGCTCGTATGAAACAATATGGTGTTCGTAATGCTACATTGATGGCGGTAGCACCTGTAGAGTCATCTAGTGTGGTAATGAATTCAACCAATGGAATTGAAATGCCAATGGAGTTGATTAGTATTAAAGAAAGCAAGGCAGGATCATTTGTACAAGTTGTTCCAGAATATCGTAAATTGAAAAATCGTTACCAACTTATGTGGGAACAGACTGACTGTATAGGCTATCTCAAGACAGCCTGTGTGTTGTCGGCATATGTTGATCAAAGCCTTAGTACCAATACTTTCTATTCACCCAAACATTTTGCCGATGGCAAGGTGCCTGCTACGCTAATTGCTAAGAATTTAATGTTGGCTTATAAGTGGGGCCTGAAGACGGTGTACTATAGCCTCATTGACAAAGTTGGTTCTAAGAATGTATTAACTACTCAAAGTGATAGATTGTTAGCTTCAGATCCTGTTACTATATATAGTGACGATGAAGACTGTGAAAGTTGTAAATTGTAAGGAAAAAAATGTCAAAAGATCAATATAATCTATCAAAACAAACAAACTACCTCAAACGTAAAATGTTTCTGGATCCAGAAGGTCCAGTAACAGTACAAAGGTTTGAAGAAGTAAAGTATAATAAATTACAAAACTTTGAATCGTTGGCTCGTGGATTCTTTTGGGTACCGGAAGAGATCAGTCTCACCAAAGATAAAATGGATCACAAGGAAGCTACTCCAGCTATCAAACATATCTTCACAAGTAATCTATTAAGGCAAACAGCATTGGATAGTATTCAAGGTCGTGCGCCTAATCAAGTTTTTGGGCCTGTGATCAGTATTCCAGAATTAGAAGCATTGGTGAGCAATTGGAGTTTCTTTGAAACAAACATTCACTCAAAGAGTTATAGTCATATCATAAGGAATGTCTACAATGTTCCCAAAGAAGAATTTAATAAAATACATGACACAGCCGAAATTGTTAATATGGCCGCTAATATTGGTCGTTACTATGAGGATCTGCATCTTCTTAATTGTCGTAAAGAAATGGGCGAAGAAGTTCCATTGCGTGATCATAAACGAGCCATATGGCTTGCTCTACACGCCTCCTACGCCCTTGAGGCCTTTCGGTTCATGGTATCCTTTGCAACCTCACTTGCCATGGTAGAGAATAAGATATACATTGGCAATGGAAATATTATCAGTCTTATTTTGCAGGACGAATTACTACACGCAGAATGGACCGCTTGGTTAATTAACAATGTTGTAAAAGATGATCAAGACTTTGCTGATTTAGTTGACGATTGCAAAGATGAAGTATATGCTATGTATATGGAAGTAATTCAAGAAGAAAAATCGTGGGCTGACTATCTGTTCAGCAAAGGAGTAGTTATCGGCCTAAATGCTGAAATACTTAAAAACTTTGTTGATTATACAGCATTCATTAGACTCAAAGATATTGGAATTAAGTATATAGAAGATCACCCCAAACAGAGTCCTATTCCTTGGTTTAACAAACACGTTAATATCGGAAAGAAACAAAGTGCACTGCAAGAAACTGAATCCACTAATTATGTAATTGGTGTTATGTCAGATAGTGTTAGCTATAACGAATTACCAGACTTATAGGATCAACATGGGAAATCTACAATCAGGAACAAGAGTCTACGGTACATTTACCTCTGACACTTCTATAGGGTATACTCCCGGGATATCTCTGGCTAAATCAGTGACTCAACTGAGTTCGAGAACTACTCCCGTTATTATCAATGCTCCTACTGGATCTATCAAAATGTATTCTGCAGGTGCTAGTAACAATGCACAGTCATTTACAGTAAGCAATAATTATGTGGCCTCTCACGATCTGGTTATGATCAATCCCACATCTGGAATTCACTCTGATAACTATTATTTTTTTAATGTTAGAACAGTTACTACTGGTAGTTTTACTGTAAACTTTTATGCACCAAAAGGCAGTGCTACTGATGCTCCAGTACTGCAATTTGCCTTGTTCAAAGGTGCTGTAAACTAAAGTCAACCATAAGGAGAATAAAAATGACTAAAGCTATTGTATGGTCCAAGTACCATTGCCCTAATTGTGATCAAGCCAAAGCTCTGTTGGGACAACGCGGAATTAAATTTGAAGAACGTAAAATCGGTGATGGTTGGAGCAAAGAAGAATTGCTAGAAGAAATCCCCTCAGCACGAACAGTTCCGCAGATTATCCTTGACGGTAAATTAATAGGTGGAGTTACTGACCTAAAAAAATATCTTGAAGAAGCGGCCTAATATGTCAACTGAACAACTTGATCAACTCAAAGAAGCATTGGCAAATGTAAAATCTGTTGACTTTGCATGGGATGAGAAGGAAGTTTTATCAGAGACAATTGATGAAAATAGTTCCAATGTTGATATAAATTCTATAACATCTCCACCTTCCTATTCTAGTTTGTTTGGCAACACTATAAGTATTAATAATAGTACCGGTAGTAATGGATCATATCTATATAGTAATGGTAGCAATCCAATTTGGACCACTAACAATACTTCTGGGTTTGGTTATACTACAACGCCCGCTTCTATGGAAGTCAAAGGTGACCTTATAGTCAATGGTAAAAACATTGGAAATATTCTAGATAAAATACAAGATAGGCTTGCTATAATTGACGAACCAAGTCCAGAAAAATTAGAAAAACATGCGGCTCTTAGAAAAGCCTATGATCATTACAAATTATTGGAAAAATTAATTGGCGAAGATTGATACAAATTCTGCCGACGGGCGCGATAGTTATGATGTAGAAGTAGGAGGTATGATTGTACCTTTCTTTAATAAAAATATAACTCCGTACCCTACAGAATCTAGTGGGCCTAAATTTGAATTAGTTCCAGTTGAAAAGCAAAAAGACGTAATGTTGAATGTGGCTCGACTACACGCCCAACAAGAATACGATAGAATTATGGAAATGGTCAGTGTACTACAGAAGCAGGCCAATCAAATTAAAAGAAGATTAGAACTTACTGATGCTGTTCATGCTGCCAAGTATGATTTCCAAATAGCACATGGTCAAATATATTACCTAGTCTATGATACTAGGCATAAATGTACTATACTAACCAGTCATGGTCCAACCGGTTGGAGTACGGGTAAACCATCAAATTATGACTATATAGCCGCTGTTAAATGGTTAGGCGATTATAGTTGGCAAGAAGTAGATAACGAAGGAAATTATGTTAATTCTCAATAAAGGTTACCAACAAGGTGACGTGATTAGTTTAAAATTGATCAATAGCGATGAACTCATTGCTAAGTTTGAAAGCGAAACAGACGATACAATTAAAATACATCGTCCACTGTCATTGACAATGAGCGCACAGGGCGGGCTCGGTATGATTCCCTGGATGTTGTTGGGCAGTGACGAATTTATTACATTAAATAAAAGTCATGTTATGGCAATCAGTGCCAGCAAGAAAGACGCATCGGATCAGTATCTAAGTGGTACTACCGGTATAGCAATGAGATAATATAATATGCCTTTTAAACCCGGTCCTGGTGATTTCCTTGAGAACAAAGATGTCTATAGTTCACCAAATGTTTATGCAAACAATGTGCCCATAGCATTATGGCTTCCCCCTGGAAGTAGTTCTAGTTTTGCAGGAATCAGTGTTGTACCATTGACAGCGTTCGGCGATCCTAATCTTGTATCGTCGGCTAATTCATTGACCAATAACTATCTTGCCAATCCCGGAGCTAGTTTCAATGCTGCCGCTCAGGCCGATGGAGTTAAAGCAGATTATCCAGGAACCCCTAACGATGTATCTACTAGTACTGGTACCATATCATTGACCCCTAGTGCTAGCGATATTATTCCATTCTTGCAAACTGTATTAGGTGAAGCTAGCAGGGGCCTATGGCGCGAAACTGGTCAGGGCGGTAAACCCAGCAATCCCAATATTTTAAAAGTTTGGGCAGCCTTGGGATTTCCGGGAACAAACATAAACAATCCCACAGCCAACACCAGTCCTTGGAATACAGATCAAACTGCATGGTGTATGGGATTTGTAAATTTTAGTCTACTAAATTCTGGGTATCGATATGTACCTACAGCCAGTGCTCAGGCCATAACTACCAGTCCACAAAGATGGAATGCCACACAGGTTCCCAAAGAACAAGCACAGCCCGGAGATATTGCATTCTGGAGTTATCATCACGTAAACTTTGTATATACTGCCTCAGGCGGCAAGTATAGTTTTGTTGGTGGCAATCAAACTCCTAAGGGTGGTAGCAATAATCCAGAAGATGGTGACGTTACAATCAGCTATCCCGGAGGTACTCCTGCTAGTAATGGAAATTGGGTAAGTTGCTGGCGCCCAAGTCGCACCTAAGTCAACGGATTCTAGTCCTAAGGCGTTAAATATATA